GCTTGGGGCATCATGGTTCTGTCCGGAATTCTTTTTAAGAGTTCCTCTAGTACTTCGTCTTCTAATTAAAAGGAAATATATATGGCTAAGGTAATTTTTGGTACTATCCTCGCTATCGTTGCGCTTATTGCGCTAAACTTTGGCTTGAACTATGTCGGTCTTGCACAGTACAGCTTCTTCGCTCCGAAGTATCGCGCTGTTGAAAGCAAGGTCTATCACGAATCTGAACAGTATAATGAAGGTATGGTACGTGATCTTACCGAACTTCAGCGTCAGTACGTGACTTCTGATGAAGCTGGTAAGGCTGCACTGCGTCCTATCATTCGTCATCGTTTTGAAGTTTATCCGGAAAACAAGATGCCGGCTGATCTTCGTGACTTCTACGACACCATTAAGTAAGGAATAATTCAGATGCTTACCGCATTTAAGGCCCTCGGGGAAATCATCGTCGGCGCCAAGCAGAAGCGTGATGTAGAATATCAAGAGTTTCTGTCTTTCTATCGTGAACTAGTTGAGTCTCTTCCTACTGAGGCTTGCAAAAGGTTCGGAAATCTTTCCGTTAAAGGCATTAAACAGGATGGCAATAAGGAAGAGAATTACGTCATTGAATTGAATGTTGCTGATTTCCTTTGGTGGAAGGGAGTGGTTGAGAATGACGAAATTCGGTTTGATTCAACGACCAACCAAATCAAGAATGCAATGCTTGATAAGTTGACTCGTATTGCGGAAGTCAATAATCTTGAACCAAAAGCTCGTAAGTCTCTGCTTGCGATTCTGATTGATGCTAAGGAATCTACCTGATATGAATAAGATTGTTATCTTTGCTGCTCTCGCTGCTACTGCTGCTCTCACTGCTTGTTCGCCTGAGCCTCGTCAGCCCACTGCTGATGAACTTCAGAACCGCAAGCAGGAAGAAATGAGCAAGCAGGGTGTTGAGTCTGTTGGTCTCCCTGCAATCAAGAACTTCCAAGAGAAGCGACTGATGAAGGACATTCTTGAAATGCGTGATAATCCTAATCTCAGGACTTATACTTACACGCAGGACATGAACGGTCGTTTCCACAAGATTTGTGACTCTATCGGTTACGGTCTTCCGTACGCGACTCAGTACACTTCTCCGCAGAAGGAATCGGATCACAGCTATCAACTGGCGTTGCCGCAGGCTGATCCGAACGGTCTCTATAGTCCGGCGCAAGCTGATGGTACTTGGGTTCTCTGCAAGGTTCCTGGTAAGGACAAGCTGGAACCGCAGTACATTGAGCCGCATGTCATTGTCACTACTTTCCCCCTCTCTAACTAAGGATTGATACTATGAATAAGATTGCTATCTTTGCTGCTCTCGCTGCTACTGTCGCTCTTGCTGGGTGTGAAGCTCCTGTCCCTAACTCTGATCAGATTCAGAACGCCAAGCAGGAAGAACTGAGCAAGCAGGGTGTTGAGTCGGTCGGTCTTCCGGCAATTCACAACTTCCAGGAAAAGCGCATCATGAAGGACATCCTTGAACTTCGTGATCAGCCGAATCTCATCACTTACACTTACATCACGGACATCAATGGCCGTCTGCATAAGCGTTGTGATAGCATCGGCTATGGTTTGCCCTACGCTACGCAGTACACTAATCCGCAGCGAGTAGCTCATTTGTCTACCCGTGATAGTATCGTTGCTATTCCGCAGGCTGATCCGAATGGTCTGTTCAGTCCCCCGAGTGCAGAAGGTACTTGGGTTCTCTGCAAGGTTCCTGGCAAGGACGATGTTCAACCAGTCTATATGGAACCTCGTGTAATTGTTTCACCGTTCCCCCTAAACGACTAAGTAGTGATACAGGGTGGGTCCTTCGGGACCCACCATTTTTACAGGAACGAAAATGTTAATCAGTGTCTTATTACCAACTAGGGGACGGAAAGAACCCCTTCTAAATTCTATCAAGAGCTTGCTTGATCTAGCAGATAAGCCAGATCAAATTGAATTGCTATTAGGAATGGACAACGATGACCTAGAGCATATTGAATATGTTCAGAAAGAAATCCTTCCCAATTTTCCTAATGCTTCGCTCTTTCAGTTTAATCGGCTAGGGTATAAGAAACTGAACATGTATGTCAATACCCTTGCAGGATTGAGCAAAGGTCATTGGATCTTTGTTTGGAACGACGACGCTATCATGCAGACTAAGGGATGGGATACTATTATTCATAGCTACAATTCTCATCCAATGCCCCTGCTTAGGACAATCGTTGCTGGAATGTTGACGCATCCATTCTCAATTTTCCCCATCATCAAACGTAAGTGGTATGAGATTGTAGGGGCTGTGAGTCTGTATACGCATGTGGATCGTTTCGTTTACAATGTGAACAGCAACATTGACTGGCCCAACAAGAAGGTCTGGGTCGTAGATATTCCTGTTCATGTAATTCACGATAGATACGATCTTACTGGTAACAATAAGGATGAGACCTTTGAGACCTCAATCAAAAACTACAATGAAGGGCATCCAGAAAATCCGATATCAGATGATTATGAACCAGCATTCAACACTGTACTAGTTGCTACCAACAAACTTATTCAGTACATGAATGATGAATTGGGTGCTAAAATGCGGCTGCTGGAACTCAAGTCTTCTACGCCCATTGATAGGGTTGTCACACAGAGTCACGGCGTACATTAAGTAAGATTAATAGTACCATGTCATGGGGTGAAGCGAGTTAATTTCCCTCACCCCGCCTTTTCGGTTGACATTGGGTGCCCGGTTTGCTATATTGAATCATAAAGATTAATTCCTCAACCGCCGAAAATCGGAGTATTGCATGACAACTTTCACTCATCCCCGTATTGGATTTGCCTGTAAATGGTTGGATGATCCTGCCGAGGTCAAAGGCATGAAGGTAAATGCTGCCAATAGACTGTTGAACGGCAGAACCACAAGCATGAGATGGCTCAGAGAACATCCACTTGAGGCCGAACAGCGGCTTTGGGATATCATGAACTACAATGCTGCTACAGCAGAAAGACTAATCCGCTGTGTGGGTAGCCTTGAGCCTAGGCTCAGGATGGTGAGACTGGGTAGCGAAATGCTGCCTGGCTATACAGAAAAGAATTGGACTAATTGGTGGCAACGCAGTGATATTCAAGCACATTTAGCTAGAATTTGGGCACCTGTAGGGTCGGCTGCCCGAGAGTTAGATGTAAGACTGAGCTTCCATCCTGGCCAATTCTGTGTGTTAGCATCTGAAAGTGATGATATTGTTAGTCGTAGTATAGAAGAATTTGAATACCATACTGATCTGGCGCGTTGGATGGGCTACGGCAAGCAATTTCAGGATATTAAAATCAATGTACATATCTCAGGACGTAGAGGTCCTGATGGTATCAAGACAGTGCTGTCCAGGCTTAGTCCAGAAGCACGAAACTGTATCACTATAGAGAATGACGAGATGTCATGGGGACTAGATGCTAGTTTAGAGCTGGTCAATGATTGTGCTTTGGTTTTGGATATTCATCATCACTGGGTGGGCACGGGTGAATATATTCAACCCACAGATGATAGGATTAAAAACATTTTGGAATCCTGGCGCGGGGTGCGTCCTGTATGTCACTACTCAGTGAGCCGGGAAGATATACTGGTACAGCATAGTCCTACTGTAAAGCCTGATATTGCTTCCTTACTAGAAGCGGGACATAAAAAGACGAAATTAAGGGCGCACAGTGATTGGTATTGGAATCAAGCTGTAAATCAATGGGCGTTGAGTTTCAACCCTATTTTTGATATTATGTGTGAAAGTAAGGGTAAAAATCTAGCTAGTTTTGCTTTAGCTCAAGAGCAATTGCTAGCAGCCTAATTCTATGATTTCGGAAAAATAGTGCTTGACATTCTCCTTCTTTGGGCGTAAAGTTAGTTATAGTCAACGAGAGTAACACTGATGGATATGCTCAAAGAAGGTAACTTAGCTACTATCAAGGTCAAGAATGTTCTCTGGCCTATGCGTGATCTGTACGCAGTGAATGTCCGTATTCCCGAATTCAATATCTATACCGGTACTATCGTTCGTGAGCGGTGGTATGGCGTAGACGAGGTCGGTATTACTTCTGATCAGCCTAATCATACTATTCGCCGTCTTCGTCGTGAAGACATCGTATCTGTCAATGATACAGCAGTTGATTATGCGCCTGTCAAGTCGGATCGTGTTGAGATCGTCGTGAAGGGTTCTAAGGGTGATACTTATGTTGTCACGCGGGAAAACGGTAGGGCCCAATGCACATGCGCGGGCTATTCGTACCGAAGGGCGTGCCGTCACATTACAGAAGCCGCGTAATAGTCCATCCTTTATGATGTTTTCTGTTACCCAGGGACACTTCCACCATCGCTCCGCTATTCAAGCTATGGTTCCTGCAAAACTCTCTAAGGTTATCTATAGTAGTTATTTCTCTTTCGGGGGAAGTAACTATATATCCTATCGGACGCGATCGGCTAGTGGTTCGGAGCCTTACTCCTTTTGGTTTTATGATGTGACAGTTATCAAAGTGAGAGCGATTCATAGCTACATTACCTTGCTTGCCGCAATGTGGACAGGTTAATATAGGTCTATGTTTCCTATCTGCGTTAAGTTTTTTTGTACGGGCCGCTTGGGCTGCTCTGCGTTCAGGAGTCCAAGCTAACCTCATCTTTTCCTTAGCCTCCACTGTCATCTTTTTCCCAAGATTAGCCTGTCTAACCTTTTCTCCGAACCCTTTTGGTTTCTTAACGCCTTTTAACTTCGCTGATGCTTTACGGGCTGCTTCTGCTTTAGTTTCCGGAGTTCTATAATCTGCGTGGCCCTTATGAGCGAGAGATAACTTTTTAAGATGCTCTTCCGTAAAGATTCTCCCCTTCATTGCAGCCGCAATCTTTTCTTTATATTCTACTGTCATTATTTGGGCGCCGCCGTCACCACATTCTTCTTTCAGATTAGCCCAGTCTCTGCTTTCTACAACATTCCATAGTTTGCTGTAGTAGCCGCCCCATTCTTTAACTTCTTCGTGTGTAGAGCATTCTTTTAATATTTCAGTAGTAACATCATAGCCGTGCTTCTTGATATGCTGACCCCATCGTGTGCCGGAACCCTGATAAGTATGAGGATCTTGTTGTTTGGTTTTTCCGAGATATTGCAGCCCAGTTTTGTTGTGGGTCTTCTTGTACAAATAAATAGTCATTGCTGATACTCCTTAACAGTATTAGAGGGGATGGGCATTGCAGTGCCGCGATCTTCACTTTTATTTATCTTTTTAGTTGACATTGGGTAGATAACTTGCTATTATAATAACATGAATGCAACGAAAGAAAACACATTTCGGACCTTGCGTGATGAGGAGTTACTGGTGACGAATTTTTGGTGTAGGTTTGGTTGGCATAAGTGGACCAAATATAGTGACCCCGAAGTTATTCGTGAGCATAGTATCTATAAGCTGACCATTCAAGAACGCAGATGCGGGTCTTGCAACCTCGCCAATCGTAAAGTCTTGCATAAGGATTAATCAATGTCAATGCATCTAGCACCTGTATTCGTGAGTACCATTAATCAAGGTAAGATCAAGAAGAAACTTACTGCACCGCAGAAGCGAGCATTAGCTGAACATGAAGCCTGGCTTCGAAAGCGTGGTCTACACAGCGATCAGATCAAGGCGAGGCAGTCCAAGAAGCGTGTGGTAGAAGAAAGCCAGTTTGTGTACGATAGTCGTAGGACTATTCCTACTTCTGACAGGATCGGCAATGGTTTCAAAAAGGAAGAGAACAAGTATACGGGCGACAATCTTTTGGGAATTGCAGTATTACATAAGAGTTGTTTGGTGCCAGTTTTTAGTAAAGAAGATGCGGTTGAAATCGCAAGGATGAGACGAGGATAAATACAGTTATGAAAATCGCATTAGCAAGTGACCTCCACCTTGAGTTCCAGACTATTACATTGCCCAACACTGAAGGGGCAACGGTTCTCATATTGTCTGGTGACATTCTAGTCGCACATTCACTACACGATCATCCTATTGATAAGACTGTCCCATCTGATGCGTTGAAGCCAGGTCGGAACCAAGGTGCCGCTGTAAAGTATCGTGAGTTTCTAACTCATGTGAGTAACGAGTATGAGCATGTAATTTACATTGGAGGAAATCATGAGGCTTATCATGGTCGTTTCCCTGACTATATCCAGTGGTTGAGAGACGAGTGTAAGAACTATCCTAACATTCACTTCCTTGAGATGGATAGTGTTGTCATTGATGATATCACTTTTGTTGGCGGTACATTGTGGACTGACATGAATAAGCGTGATCCAACCACGATGCATATGATTACTAACATGATGAATGACTTCCGTCTCATTCGCAACAGCAACAACAACTATTCTAGATTTAAGCCCATTGATGCTGCGATCCAACATGCAGCTACTCTCGCATATATCAAGAAGGTAGTTGATAGTGATACTACGAAAAAATATGTGGTTGTTGGACATCACACTCCTACTCCATTGAGCATCCATGAAATGTACAAGAAAGATGTTTGGATGAATGCGGGATATCATAGCGACTTGTCAGAGTTTATCATGGATCGCCCTCAGATCGTACTCTGGACAGCGGGGCATGTCCACCATCCGCATAGTTATTATATGGGTGATACCCTTGTCGTAGCAAACCCACGGGGATATGCAGGACATGATCCAGAAGCAGCTAACTTCAAGCTAAGATTTATTGAACTAGACAACCTGCCGGAGAAGTTTGATGGGGTAAACTGGTCAAGAGATTAGCTTATCTGCGTGATGGGCAGTTGTCCCCGTGCCATCTGATAAGTTGAGGTGTTCCCATAGTCTTCTTGCAGGCAACACAACTCGCCTTATATTTTCCAGGGTCCAATGTGCCATTACGGAGCTTAGTCGCTAGTGCTTTTTCTATGCTTGCCTGAGTGTTAGTATTTACGGTGCCATTTTGAATTCTAGTTAGCTTTTGCTTTGCGATACTTTCGGGATTGTTGACCTTCATTTTATTGCGAAGTTTTCTAGTTTCAATGCCTTTTGCTATACTCTCCGGAGTAATGTTGTTTATCGTTCCATTCTTCTTTTTGGTTTCAAGTGCCTTAGCGATGCGTTCCGGTGTTTGAAAGTTTAGGCCACGTTCCTCTCTAGTCAGTTTCATTTTGTCAATGCTTTTTTTCTTGGGTTGGAGAGTACCATTTTTTTTCTTAGTCTCTATGGCTTTCTTAGCCATTTCACTAGTTGATCCGCCTTCGCCGTATTCAGGTTTGAGGTTGGCCCACTCACTACTTTCTACTACATTCCATAACTCGCTATAATATTTCCCACATTCCCTAACTTCGTCGTTTGTTTGGCATTCCTTTAGGATCTCAGTAGTAATATCATATCCGTATTTGTTGACATGGTTAACCCAGCGTTTCCCTGACCCTTTGTATTTAAACGGGTCCTGTGTAGTTTTCCCAAGGTATTGCAACCCGGTTTTGTTGTGGGTCTTCTTATACAAATAAATAGTCATGCTGATGTTCCTTTACGCATTAGAGTAGTTGGGACTGCCATCCGCGAACTACACATTTATTTATCTTTGGGTGATTTTTTGCTTGACTTTTTCATTGTATAGAGTTATAGTAATAATATGACCCAGATAGTAGAAGACATGGTCGCTCAACTCTACAAGGATGAAGAGACTATCAAGCAACTCACAGAAGAACTCGCGAAGTATAAGAAGGGCTATGAAGCCTCTATGCGTATCGTCAAGTCTATCTTCCCTGAAAAGTTTCCTGGCACTTATTTTATTACCGGTGAAGCAGGTGAAAAAGATACCAACGATCTACCAGAAACACTACTCATCTGCCCGGCATACGGGGTAGATTGGTTTCAACTTTATAAACGCACGGATGAGACATATGGACCAGAATACTGATACGAAAATTAAGGTTATTGACCTATGGAGCGATGATGTATATGGTGTCTTTCCTACCCGTGAGGAAGCAGAGAAGTTTGCCGCGTCAGAGTTGAATAACATCGGCGTCTATTATGTTGAGGGCAAGGATGAAGGTTA